GAGGACGCGCATCAGAGCGAGGACGGCAGCGCGACGGCCGCGGCGGTCAGCGCCAGCGCCGCGGTGTTGACGTAGGTCACGGCAATGCCGGTCGCGTCCAGCGCCGTGGTCCCGCCGACGAAGTTCGCACCGCTGGTGTTGGTGACCACGATGTAGCCGACCCGGACCTTGTTCGCGGTTACCGCGGCGAGCGCTGCGATGGCCAGGGCCGCCGTCGCCACGTCCGCGGTCTTAGTGGTCGTGGTCAAGGTCCCGGACGCGTCCAACTCGAACGCCCATGCCGCGCTCTTCGCCGTGGCCAAGGTCCCGACCAAGACCGCCATGTCGGTGTTGGCCGCCTTGGTGACCACGGCGCCGGCCACCAGGGCGGCGAACGCCCCGGTCGACTTCACCAGCACCCCTCCAGCGGCCTTGATCGCCAGCGTAGCGGCCGTGGTCATCCGCACGTTGGTTGCTGTGAAGGCGATGACATCGGCGCGCAGCGCGTTGCACTGCGTCGCCAGATTCTCCAAATAGGTTCCCGCACGCAGGCGCGCGAGGGCTGGCAGCGCGCGATTCAGCGCGTCAATCAAACTGGATTTCACGAACAGACCCATAGCGACTCTCCAGAAAACGCGCGGTCAATGACCGCGCGCCTCGACCTAGTTGAACGGCCTCCAAGACGCATTCGTCGGCAGGATATTTTTGATGTACCCGTGATGCTTTGGCTTCGTCACCCGCAAGTAACCGAACAGCAACTGATACCACGAGTAGACCAGCGCATTGCCGATGCCGAAAGGCAAGGGGATTTTCGTCATCGGCTGAAACTGCCGCCAGCCGATGGCGTCGCCCGCCGACGACAGGTTGAGCAGCGGAATCCGCGTGGTGCCGGGAATGTCCCGGTTCAGGTCCACGTAGGTGGTCGTGGCGCCGGACTTTGCCACGACGCACACCAGGCGCATGTCGCTCGGGGTGTTGGTGCCGTTCAGCCGGGACCGGTAGATCGCATACCCGGTTTCCGATGCGCCCGTCGATGCCGTGATGGCAACCGAGGCTTTCTTGCCCGCGGCGACCGCGGTCTGCGACGACGCCAAGACAGTGCTCTGTCCCTGGCCGGTGGGACCGATGCCGGCGACGGCCCAATAGTAGTTGCCGGCCCGCGGGGCGGTAAACTGCGACGCGGTGTCGTCCGCCACGGTGATATCGACCGCGGAGGGCTTGTAGGCATCGTTGGCCGCCGCGATGGCGCTCCACGTGACCTGGAACGGCTTGCTTGCCGGATAGTCGTCGTAGGGCAGGAATGTATCCTGATGGGTCTTGAGCACGCCGTTTTGCAGGCGGATGCCGTCCACCTGGGTGCCCAGGGTCAGCATGACATTCGACGGCTGCGCGCTCCAGCGGAACGCCGGGTCGATCCCGTTGTTCAGGTCGGTCTGCACATCCAGCGTCAGCAGGGTGTCGGTGACCTTGCCCCACGAGCCGTACTTCGAGACAGCAGCGCCGATGCTGGTGAACGGCTCGACCGATGTCAGGGCCGCGGCCTGCATGTCGATCACGTGATCACCGCTCAGGGTGCCGGCCGCCAGTTCCTTGTCGAGCAGGCGGAAGATGCTGTCGAACTCGCTCGGGCAGGCGTCAGCATGGCCGTTGAACAGGAGGTGTTCAATATCGGTCATCAACTGGAGCGAGCCGTTCATTTCCTCTTCGGCGGTCATGTCGGCGACGTTGTTGACCAGTTGGCCGACGTAGCCGACCTGACGCAGGGTCATCAGGAACTTCACGAGCCCGATTTCGCGGTTGTACTCGCCGGTTGCGCCGCGAACCGTGCCCATCTGCGAGTTGGTCGACCCGCCGAGGTGGCCGCCGACATTGTTCTTGCGAACCCACTGGTCGACGATGTTGGTCGCGTTCGTCTGTCCGAGCAGCTTGAACAACACAAAGTGTTCTTGCTCCTGCACGGTCGCCTTCATCACGCGGTCTAGCGACTCGATACCGAGCGCACCGCCGTTAGTCAGGTTGGCAACGTCGGTCTCATAGTTCGATGCGGTCAAAGCCTTCAGCAGTTCCTGCACCTGGTCGGGCGCGCCGCCCAGCGAGCCGCCCAACTGCGGCGAGCCCCCAGGGGTCAGCGACGCATACTGCGCCATCAGTGCGTCAAGAGGACTCATTTCAGTTCACTCCCATGATCTTGATCAGCAGGTCCTGGCGCGGCGCCGTCCGCGCCCGCACAGCGGCGTCGATCGACGCGTACTCGCGGCCCGACAGTTTGCCATCGGCAAATGCCGCATCGGCCTTCATCAAGATTTCGGCGCCGGGGTCGGCGGCCTTGGTCATGCCGGTCGGCTCGGGCTTTTCGTGGACGGTCAGCACGGACTTGCGCCCGCGACTCTCGCGGCTGAGCGCGCCCATCTGCGCACGCATGTCGGCGATTTCAGCCGTCTGCGCCTTAAGCAGTTCCGTCACGGTCCCGAGCACGGATTTGACGCCAAGAAACTGCTGGGTCGCGTCGTCCTGCATGGCCTTGAGCAGGGTCGTCGCGTCCACGGCATCGACCCTGGTCCCGTCGCTCAAGGTGGCCGAGAAGGCTTTCCCGAGCGGGGCCGGATCGTCGTCGTACTCGTCGTCGTACTCGTCGTCGTACTCGTTGTTGTACGCATCCTCCGTGTTGGTCTCTTCAGCGGGGCGCGCCTTGCGCAGCGCCTCAAGATCGGCCTTCAGCTTGTCAAAATCGTCCACAGTGGTAGTCCTCACGGGGCGCGCATGTCGCGCAAAAATCGCTCGACCCAGCGGGCGGCCTCGTCGGGCGGTACAGAAAATTGGTCTACGAGCAGGCTAGACAGATCGTCGGTGTCGAGCCCGCGCGCGCGCACCTGGCGCGCCATCGCCGACCGGGCGGCTAGGTAAGCGTGCTCGTCCAGGGTCTGCGTCTGGATCTTCAGATCGAGCGACGCAACGCCCAGGGCGGCGCCGTCGGTCAGTGTCGATGCGTCGGTGCCATAGCCGGCCACCAGGGCCTTTCCCACATCGAAACAGCCATCCGGGGTCAGACATTTCGCGAACACCGCGACCGGCAGGATTGACGCGGGCGGCACCGCGTTGTTCACCGGGGTCCGGGACAAGCCGATGTTGGTCCAGATCACAGAAGTGACGGCGATCACCGCCGCCTTGGTGATCGGGTCAACTTGGACCTCGCGCGTGGGGTACTGGCCGGCGACCGACGGATACCAGCGCACGGCCGGTTGCAGCTTGGTCATGCTGTCCCACACCATGCCGGCCCGCTCAGCCTGGCGCCCCGTGCCCTGGTAGAGCACGGCCTTGACGAAGGTCCGGGCGCCATCGACATGGACCTCGCGCGGCTGGCCGATCTCCCACAGATACGGGTCTTCGCTGCCCCCGCGTGGGCTTTGCTGGGTCCGGTGATCGATATCCAAGTTGCCGTAGCGGAGGAAGTGCGGGGCGGACTGCTCCAGGCATTTCGCCAGCACCCGTTCGCCTTGCAGGTCCACCGACTCGTTAGATGCTTCCATGTACAGCAGCCGCTCGCCCCCCTCTTCGGCAGGGCGCGCTTTAAACAGACCGCTGATTGACAGCATGGTGGTGGACGTGGTCATGGGCGCAGCATGGCGTCACGACATTTAGCGCCGCAACCCCCACAGATCACAAGCCGGCTCCGTAGGGTGCATCGGCTCGCCGTGCTTTTCGCAGAGGTTGGCCCGGAAGTGCGCGCAGGTCCCGCAGACCTCCGGCGTGATCGCGGCCAGCGGGGACTGAAGCGCGTCTTCCGGCGTCGCGTCTTCTTCCTGCCCAGGAAACCAGATTGTGCCGCCGCCATAGGCCCGCGCCCACGCCACATCACATAGCATGTTGGCGTAGGCGAAATGCGGGTCTAGCCCGACCTTGCTCACCTTGGTGCGCCAGCGCCCGGTCTCGCCGTCGCGCTCCGAGATCAACGCGACACGCGTCAGATGCTCAAAAATGATGTCGCGCAGCAACAGCACGCGCCGCGGCGGCCCATCGCGATAGTCGCACTCCAGGCCGCCCGGATCGGGGAACAGACAGGTCGCCCCGGTGATCCGCGCCACCGAGGCTTGCATCGCCTTGTACTGGTTCAGCCGCACCGTCCAGCGGTCCCGGTCTTCGGTGTTGGTCTTCTGGTCGGTGCGCGCGATCTGATCGCCCCACACCTGGGTATCCGCCTGATCGCCATAGCTGGCCACGAACACCCGACCCGCCAGCCGGTTGGCGAAACGCTTGGCGTCATTCCAGTTGGGCAGCCCCTCCACCACGCAGCACTGCACCCCGTACTGCGCCATCAGCACGTCGCACCGTGCGAAGGGATCGGCGTCGAAGATCGCCTCGGCATGAATCAGCGCTTGGCGGCCGTCGGGCAGCCGCGCCTTGATCAGCACGCAGTTGAACCCGCCCATCTGATCGATGCCCATGAAGGTCTCGCGCCCGCTGGTCTGCCACCGCACCCCGACCAGGGCGCCGGCCGCCACGCACGCCTGCAGGTGGTCGCGCGTCACCGGGATCTGTGACGGGTCGGCGTAGGGCCGCCCGAGCTTGCGGTTGTAGAAACTCGCCCGCTGCTCGCCGGTCTGCATCGCCTGCCACTCGGCCAGCAACTGCCCCGCGGTCACCGTCGGGCTCAACACCTGCGACAGGCTGTAGCTCTGGATCGCGCGCTCGGGGAACTGCGCCCGCCACTCACCGTGCTGCGGATCATCGATCCACGCCCGGCACGTCGGGCAGCGGTAGCGGTAGGCGTCGGTGGCGGGGTCCAGGGCGATCACCTCGCCCAGCCGCTCGGGCAGGTACTCCGACAGCACGGCACTCTCGCCGCACCCGGCGCAGCGCGTCCAGAATTGATGCTGGGTGCCTTGCAGGTACCAGAAGTGAATGTCGGCATCCGGCCATTGCGGAGTCGACAGCAGCAGCGTGAAGCGAATCAGCGACGCGCTCAGGCGCTCGCGCACCTTGCTGACGTCGCCGGGGCTCATGTTC